GCCGGTCTTCCTAGTGGGCGAGCAATGCCCACCGATGTGAAGGGTCTACAGGATCGCAAGCGTGAACTCATCATGTCTAGCTCCGGCGGATGGCAGAGTGAGTCAGATCATCAGGAATACAAATCAATCGCAGACCAACTGAAAGCATACGGTCAATAGATTTTGTTGGTTGGGAGGAGTCGTTCACCTCCCTGTTCATAGTCCAAGCCCTCACATCCTCACGGGTGTGGGGGTTTGTGATCGGTGGGGATGACGTAAAAGGTGGGCAGATTACAATCTCTCCGTTAATAGTCATTCCATCGGCCACCTGTTCGTGATGGAGCCCAGAGTCAAATCTGCCACCTCCTGTTGATTCAGCCCCGAAAGACAGGGGAGATAGATCCTCAACTCCGAGACGAGCGTCTTTCGCTCCATCAAACAAACAAACAAACAGAAAACAAGATAATGGCTAATAACCTGTCACTCCCATCAGTGGAGTCCTACCGTCCAGAATTCGAAGATCGCTACGATGTCGAATTCCAACAAGTCCGCAGTCGTTCGATTGGACTTTGCGATCAAGTCGCCGTCAATGGTGAGTATCGTGAGTTCCCTCTCGCTAACAAGACTGATTCCATCAGCGCAATCACCGATCTCTACGGTGAGACCTCTCCAGACGTTGCTACCTTCGGAAAGCGCCGTGTCACCACCACTCCTTACAAGTCACCCCTCATCTTCGACCGGGTTACTGAGAAGAAGTTTGGCACTGGTGAGAGTCAGATCCCTGTATCGATTGCTAACCAGAAGGCTGAAGCTGCCCGTCACATGGACAAGATCATTGTCGGTGAGGCTGGTAAGAATGGTGGTCTCCTTGGTAACGCTATCGAAGTTGCCGCTAATGGCGTTGTGAGCTACCCTGCTTTCGACTCCACCTACACCATCCCTGTGAACTATGACTTCGCTGCTGGCGCTGCTGGTGCTGACAAGGGTATGTCTTACGACAAGCTCATGAAGCTCCGCACCGAGCTCTCCAAGCTTGATGTCATGTCTCAGGACGGAAGCACCAACAATCCTGCACCGTTTGGATTGATCCTTAGCTCCGACCAGGTTCTCCAACTCCTCCAAGACGAGAAGATCCGTAACCGCGATCAAGCTTCCGCTAAGTTGGAAGAAGTCGCATCCGGCGTGATCACTGACTGCATGGGCTTCACCATGTCCGTCGATGATAGCAACCTCCCTGAAGCTGGCGGTGTTAAGACCTGTATCGCATTCCACAAGGGATCGGTTAAGTTCGGATACAACGAAATGCCTACTCACGAGTTGGACCGTCTCCCTACCAAGAACCACAGCGTTCAGTCTGTGTGGTACTGGGACTGGGGCTTCAACCGTATCTGGGACAAGGGTGTATGGAAAGTTCCTTGCATCGGATAATCCTCAACCATTTAACAATTAATAGAATAATACAATGCCTGTTACACAATCCAAATTACAAGCTGACTATGCTAATCACGGGAATCCTGCTGATGGCATCGAGGCTACTGGCCGTGTTCGCTTCCTCAATGACTCCATCACCTTCGTTGGTGATGAGGGATCTGCTGACGTGATCACACTCCTCGGGAATATTCCTGCTGGCGCCCTCATTGACCCTGCTAAAAGCTCGGTCATCGGAGGCGCTCAGTCGGGTGTGACTCTCGACATCGGCAGCACTGCTAACCCTGACGCTTACGGCAACGGAGTTAGCGTCGCCTCTGCTGGGACTCGCTTCTTCGACACTGATGGCCATGAGCTTATCAAGGTTGCTGCTGAAGCTGACCTCAAGGTCACCATTGCCGGTGGATCGCCTACCGCTGGCACTCAGCGCGTGAGCATCGCTTACTACGTTCGCTAAATCATTCCTCGTTGGGATAATCAAGGGGGAGCGGAGGTAAGTGCTTCCGTTCCCCTTTTTACTTAAAGACATATGCAGACAAGAACTCAAATCGCAAACAACGCCCTTTCATACCTGTCAGCTGGATCAATCGTCAATCTGAACGACGATGATGCCAAAGCCAGAGCTATCAATGGGATCTTCGATCAGGCGGCGAAAGAGGTTATTCGGACCCATCGTTGGTCTTGCTGCATTGGACGCGCACAACTTAGCCAGCTATCGGCTAGCACGCTCCAGAGTGGCAACTTCGGTTACGCTCACGCCTATCAACTGCCATCCGACTGCCTCCGCATCCTCGACATCAATGGGGAGCCTTGGAGTGAGAAGGCGGAATTCTTTGACCTCAATGGTCGCCAATTACTTTCGGACCTCGGTGAGATCTTCCTCAGATACGTCAAGTGGGAGGATGATGTATCCCAGTGGGATCCCCTTCTCGCCGATGTAATCTCGGTAAAGATCGCCATGAAGGTGGCTCGACAGATCACCACAGACGGCATCTCCGCCGAAGACCTGGAGAGACTCTACCGCAGACGCCTTGAGGACGCTCGCACTGTGGATGCAATGGAGGTGGGTAGTGGAGAGAATAGCCCCATTGAGCGCCTACTCTCAAGATCCCCACTAACCAAGGTGGGATGGAATAGCTCAGACAGATTTAGAAGAGGGCAGTATCTTAGCCTTAATACTTGCACCTCAATCCCTGCTCCCGACGATGGTCTGGAGGGGTGGTCTCAAGGCTCTGACGAATGGTAATATGAAAATCCACAAAGTTCTCGCACTCCCGCCCTCCCTTGAGGATGACGCTATCTATTTTGTAAAGAACGGCACAGGTGCTGATCTCTATATCGTCTCCAATGAGGGGGTAGCCACAAAGGTCTCTAGCGGCGTAGACTACGGTCTGACGCTTGGAGAGAGCACCACCACCGCATATCAGGGAGATCGAGGCAAATACGCCTATGATCACGCTCAAAGCCCTCACGTTGAGACCAAGACTGATATTGGATTAGGTCACGTCAACAACACTAGCGACCTCGACAAGCCAATCTCGACAGCGACACAGGTGGCCTTGGATACCAAGACTGAGCCCCTCACGATTTCAGAGACCGCTCCAATGTCACCCGAGGACGGTGATCTGTGGTTTAATAGCCTTCTCGGACAACTCTACACCTACTACCTAGATGGTAGCTCAGGCCAATGGGTGAGTGTGAGCGGTGGCGGTGTCCCGGTCTCCACCTCCAAGACTGGATGGATGGACTACAACGATACTAGCGGTTCTTTCTCTATCTCAGCAAACACATGGACTGATATTCCCAATAATGGCGCGGGAGCGTTTACTAACAAGGGATACAAGCCCGAGTCAGTCTCTGAGGTGCTCGACGCATCAACGGGATATTTGGATTTCACGGATCTGCCACTGGGTAGTGAGATCGCGCTTCGTAATGACATCACCGTCACCCCTAACACCAACAACGCCCTACTTGAGATGCGCTACGTCCTCGGTGGAGGTGCTGGTGAGTATGCACTCAACTTCTTAGCGGAGCGCCTCGATAGTGGCTCAGGGATCGCCTATCAGCGCGTCACAACCTTCCCTATCTACATGGGGGACACAAACACCAAGAACAACCCCGGCAAGCTACAGGTTCGCCTATCAACACCTGGCACGGTGCAGAATGCCGGTGTCTACGCATCCATCCAACTCTTCTAATCATGTCAGTTAAAATCTACCGCCACAGTGGGGCACACGCTATCTTTATCGAGGACGCTAACGGTGTGCAGTTCCTCAACAGCCTGCAAGCCAGCGTAGACAACGGAACGTGCAGCATCACCGATCTAGCCAAGAATATCGAACTGGTATCGGATACACCATATGGGGATTTTGTTGACGAGAATGATGCAGTGTATGGGAACACATCCGTCGAGGTTTGTGATGCGCTCAATGCCATGTTTCAAAACTCAGGAACACCAACTGCATCCCTTCCTGATATTACCAGTCCCCTCACTATCTCACTCGTTCAAGGTGAGACGCTCAACTATGAGTTGATTGCCACCAACGGGGTCGCTTATGAGTGGGACTTCTCCAATGTGAGTAGCGTTGCCAATGTTGAAGGCAATACAAGAAAGATCATTGGCGGAGCTAGTCTAGCGGTTGGGACTTACAATATACCAGTCAAGGCTATCAACTACAACGGAGTGGATACTGAGACAATCGTGCTTACTGTATCCTCACCACCATTCGCCAACACCAAGAGCGTTAAGTTTGAGTCTCTTGACTTTTTGTCTGCGACTGCATCACTGCTGGACGGCACACTGGGCAGAGTGGGCAACGGGGCTGGAAGCGGAGACGCTTGGACAATATCATTTTGGGTCAAACCCACATCAGCCACTTCTGGTCGTGTCTTATTTTACTACGGTTCAAGCGATGTGACTAATGGGGGCTTTGTTGAGGTCAGACTCACCAGCGCAAACAAGATGCGCCTACAATATGGTAGCAACAACAGTCACATTAAAATACTTGCGCCGAATGCTTTAACGGCTGACGCATGGCAACACATTGTAATGACATACGATGGCGGGACTACTGGTGCGTCAAGTGCAGATATTAGCGACTACTACTCAAGGTTTGAAATCTATATTGACGGAGTGTCTCAAACCCCAAACACCAGTCACCTTAACTACGGGTGGAGCGGTGCGATCAGCGGTCAAAACCTGCACGTTGGCAAGCTGGTCAGTGGTAACACGCTGAGCGGTGAAAAGATTGACGAACTAGCAATATGGAACAGTGACGAGACAGCAAACGTCTCAAGCATTTACAACAGTGGCACACCATTCGACTTGTCAACACTCACAAATGACCCACTGCACTGGTGGCGTTTGGGTGATGGGGACACCTATCCAACACTTCAAGACAGTGGATCTGCCGCGAACTGCGATTTCACGATGAGTAACATGACAGCGGCGAACATCGTAAGTGACATCCCAACCTAATACAAATCATGGCAATTAACTTCCCATCAGCACCAAACACAGGAGACTCGCACACAGACGGGTCAGTCACATGGATCTACAACGGATCAGCGTGGGATTCCTTATATCAGCCCACAGCCAAGGCTCAAGTCGGTCTAGGTAATGTAGACAACACAAGCGACGAGGATAAGCCTGTATCAACAGCGCAACAGGCAGCACTCGACGCACTCACCAAGGATGATGTGGGGCTGGATAACGTGGACAACACGAGCGATATCAACAAGCCTGTCTCAACGGCCCAGCAAGCGGCAATCGACGCAGCGGGAGGTTCCAGCTTCGATCAGGACCTCAACACCACTGACTCACCAACGTTCGCCACGCTTACCACAACCGACACCATCGCAACGGATGTCTATGCTGTGGATGTAGCAGCAACAGGCACGGTGACCGCGGATGCGGTAAGCGCGGACACCTTCCAAATCGCATCGGGTGTCTTCGAGTTCGATGTGGGAGTCATAACGGTGGCTAAGTTCACGGCGGGCAATGCGGAAGTTCGCGGAAACCACTTTCCCACTTATAATGACCTCTACACCTCGGGGACGTCATCAAAAAGATGGTCTAATGTCTTCACGGTAGATGTAGACGCATCAGGCACGGTGACCGCTGGCAAGGGTTTATTTAATACACCCACAGTAGGGAGTCAGTATGCGCTGGAGGTGCAATCTAATGGCACTAAGAATTTCACAATCGATGGATATGGAAATACCGAGAGCAAAAGTATACTCCCTCGATCCGCTAACGTGTTTAACATGGGCGCTTCCAATAGGCGATGGAAGGAGGTTTTCACTCAAGACATCGACGCATCAGGCACGGTGAC